GCAACGCCCGCCGCCGCCTTCGAATGCCGACCGATATCAAGCGTTCCGGAAAGCTGAAGCGTGAAATACCGCCCCGTGGCCCACGCTGGCACTAGACCGGCCCTCGTCTGGCCAGTTGGGAGATCCCGCGCGACTGATCCAAGATGTTGCGCATAATCCGCCTCCCCTGAACCGCTCGAATCTCCGAAGCGTTCCGCCCTCCTGCCGAAAGCGCCGGCCCAAGTGTGTACGTCGCCTCACGGACCACGCCCTCGGAGTTTTCCAAGATGAACCGAATGGACATTGCCGCCACCCGTGACGCCATTCGTCCCGCGCACTCAATCTTAGAACCTCGCCAAACCGGTGCCCCGTCCGATTTCCAGAGCATATCGCTCGTGAGTTCACCGACGAAATACCGAGCGCTAACCACCGGAAACACCGTCGAAACCACCTTGTCACAAGCCGCTTGACTCGTTAACCGAGGGTCGATCACGCCCATGATTCGAGGTTCACCGCTCCAGTTGTCGGCCTGGTCGGATGGTGCGACCGCCGGGTCTTGCGCCGCCGCGTCTACGGCAAACGACCGGACGGCAAGTTGTCTGCGTGGGTCGAAGCCTGTAGCCCAAACCTCGTTAGCTTCTACCTCCAGCGGTGTTCGCTTAAAGGTGTAGAACACTTTGTCCGGACTCACCCCCGCTGTCACTGCGTCGGCCTCCGAGCGGTAGAGCGTCGCGTCGGCAGTGTCTGAAAGGCCCGCCGAGTCACGAAACACCGGCTTAGGCATCCCCGAGGATTGAGGCCACACGCCCCAGAAGAAGCCCGTTGCGTACCGACTTACGAGCTGGTCAAGCTCTTCGTATGGCTTCGCCCCAACGTCGATGAGGTACGGGATATCCGTAGCCGACTGACTCACAACCTGATCGATTCGGTAATCCACGTCGTCGAGGTCGCATTCCTCCGGCTCGTAAGCCACGAGGCTGTACAGAAGGCCAACCGCCGATGTTCCCGAGGGCTTGCATAGGTCGAAGCCCGACAGCGGTAGCCGTTCCCGGATTTGCGCACTCTGCATCGTGTGCATCCGGTCCCGAATCTCTAAAGAGAATCGCCGCGTTTCGTCCGTCAGCTCGTCCACGAACTCACCGGGCATCGTCACGCCGTCAAGCAGTACGACTTCACCAATCTTCACCAGCGCCGGACGGTTCGTCACGGTCAGGAGCTTGGCAACGTACGTGGCATCAAGCGTCTCGGGCAACTGCAACGAGCACCGGAATGACACGCCGCCGGGGTCGTCGGGAACGTCAAGCGTCGCCTCGCCCACGATGTACGGGGTGATGTCGAACTGTTCCGAGTCGTCGGTCTGCACCACTTCCGCAACCTGCGCCACGTGTGCCCAGTAGACAAACGGCGTGTACAGTAGGTCATCCGCCGTGATCGTGAGCGACATTCGGCATAGCGTGTCGTCGGCTGCCGTCCCGCCCACAAAGTCCCCCGAGTTATCCGCCTTGACCAGGTGAACGTCGGACACCACCGGCTCCGTCCCCGTGCCGCGGAACGATTTGTCGGCAAAAACCCGCGCGTTCGCGATGCCCGTCGCCGCCCCCTCGTTGGTCCATTCGTTGAACGGTGTCCAACCGTCCGTGTTGCGTGCCAGGCGAATGGGCTGACTCACCGCCGTCGCCGTCTGAATGAACTGTAGATCCGCGATTTCGACGTCTACGGTGGCTGTAGTCCCTTCGGACGGCACGTACCACCAGAAATCCTCTTCGGCGGTGATGATCGGTTCTTCCTCGTCTTCGGCTATGTCTTCGAAGACGTGTACAAACGCGTCGCCGCTGGTGATGCAGTACACGTACAGCTCGCGCCGTCGCATTGGTAAAAGGATGTAATCGGCATAGTTCGTGGATTGGGACCCGGCCTTGTTGCCGAGGGTGTAGGAACCCACGAGAACGTTATCGGAATAGACGTCAACTTTCCCGTTTGCCCAAAATAGGACCGACCGGCCCGCCGTGTAGCCGTGAGTGTCCGACCACCCGCAATGGAAGTAAGCCCGAGGAGCGTCGTTGCCGACGTTGAAGCAATAAAAGCTGACGAACATGCCCGCGTTGCGTCGGTTCGGCGTCGTGCTGTAGGCCGGTGCCGACATTCCCGCCGGGTTGTAGATCCGAACCGGCCCGGTTCCGCTCTTCACTTCGTGAGTTTTCCAATCGCTTGAAGCGCCAGGCAAGTTCCAGCTGGAAAGACCGCGCCGCGCGTAGAATCCCGTTCCGTACAGGTGCCAGTTGAAATACAGGCAGTTCGGGCGAAGACAGACCGTATCCACAACCGGCGCAATCCAGATATCCGGTGACGTGTACTCAGACTGCCATTCGGTTCCCGCAACGGTCGCGGTAATCCGTGGCGTGGCCACCCGGTTTTGCGCGGTGTTGATGAGGACAGTAAGCGCGTCGAGCATAGCTTAGCCTCTCGAATATCCCCGACGGGACACCATCTCATGGCCGATGTGCATCTCTGCTCGAAGTGCCGCGACCAGCCCATTGACCGCGTGTTGAATCCGATCCCCGCCGCCATTGAGCGCCTTCGAAAGGTTCACCGGACTTGCCGCCGCCGCTCCCATCGCCCCGCCCCCCAGAATCGAGCGCTGAATGTCGTTCGCCTTCTGCGTGTTCGCCGCCGTCGCCGCCGTGTTCGCCGCTATCTGGTTTAACGGTGATGCCCCTTGCGCTTTGGTCGAAACGAACGCCGTGACTTGGTCGATGACAGAAACACCTTTGCCTTGAGTCTTGTCAAAGCCCCGAAGGATTTGGTTCTGAGCATCCGCCCATTCTTTGACTCCGGGTAATTCCTGTAGCCCTTGCTTAAAGCTTCCAAATTGCTTTTCGATGAGGCCCGTGGCGACAACTGATGCTAACGCCGCCGCCGCAATGATCTTCGCCGCCGTCGCTAGTCCGACCAGCCCCTTTAGCGCCATCTCCTTCATCACAATGGCCACACTTCCCGCCGATGCAAAAGCGAGCCGAAGCGCCGCCAGCCCGTCGATGATTACTCCGATGCTTTTCATCCAAGTAGTTGCGGTGAAGATGCCAACGAGGATCCCTGCGAATCCCGCCGCGTGTTTGCCGAGGACGCCAAACCAATTGGAGATTCCCGCCAGGATCGCGGGCAACAGTTGCAGCCCAGACACGACCCACGCAATAGCATTGATAAGGCCCCGGCCAATGTCATCACCCCCAAACATCCCCGCGATGCCGGTCGCGATCTTCTCAATTTGTCCAGAGTCCACCAGATACTGAATGAAGGACCCAACCCGTTCTGCCGCTGGCACGAGCACTGTCAGAATGGCCGCGCCGACCGCGCGAACGGCCCGCCCTGCGGCATCAAACACCGATGCTAGCTTTGCCGCCGGGCCATCGGCCATCTCTTGCGAAAGCTTCCCAAACCGAGCGTTCACCTCCGCTTCGACCGCATCAAGCAATTGAGAGACTTGCCCCTTGAATTGCCCCCCGCCGTCGAATTGAAGCCCGCGTACCTTGAGCTGGTCGCGTGAGATACCAGCCCGCGCCAGGCTCTCAATGCCTTCGCCGGTACGCCCGCCTTTGATCATGCCAAGGGCATCGACAAACTGAAACAGGTCTTGCGACGTTCCACCAAAGACCGTCCCTAGCTTTTCCGCGATGGGCAAGAACCTTTCCGTTTGAAGCCCGAACGCCTCCAACGTCTTCGCCGCTGAACCAAGGTCGGCGCTGGTGAAGATGGACGGTATTGCCAGTTTGTCCACGTATCGAAGCACCTGCCCCGCCCGCTCTGCCGACTGCGTGACTGCCGTAAGCGAGCGACGCATCGTATCGTAGTCGAGCGCTGCTTTTACCGCTCCACCGCCGGCCGCAACCAGCCCACCAACCCCTAAAGCCGCGACAATCCCATTGAGCGGGCTGCTGGCCATTCGCCCCAGCATCGCAATAGGTCCTTCGACCATGCGGGCAATTGCTGTGCCCGCCCCTTGCGTCGCGGCTGTAACCCGCCTTGCCCCCGATTCGTAAGAACTGGGGTCCATCGTGTACCGGGTGATCAGAGTATCAACAATGGAAGCCATGATGTTAGAATCCGGATCGAAGTAAAGCCATGAACAACGCTAAGCCTTGGCAGATCGCAGCCGTCGTACTTGGAGCCTTCTTGGTCATCGTGTTGGCCGTGCTGGTGGCGTCAGAGATATCGCTTGCCCGAAGTCGAGCCGAAGCCCGTGACCTCATGGACCAAGCTGGGAAGGCGTTTTCAGGCAGTAGTTCCCTATCGCCCGACGCGGTCCGGGCCGAAAACCGCGAGTTGATGAAACAATTTCCGTCGGCTGGTTACCGTGAGGATATGACCATCGAAGAGCGGAACCGGACCGCAACGGCCTACATGCAGTCCGAGATGAATCGAGCAATGCAGACGCCTACAACAGGAGCTGCATTGCCTGGGCAACTGAACCCAGCACCGGGCCAAACTCCTTAGCCTGAATCTCTCGAAGGGCCAGCCATTGCAGAACGCGCTTACGTTCGTGGCCGTCTAGGTCATCCCAGTGGCGACGATAGGTAGCCCACGCCCCCTCAACTTTGGCCCGGTAGTTTTGGTCTACTCGTAGCCGTTTCCCTCTTCCCGATGCACCTCGCCTTCGCTCGCGCCGCGTCCCGATGCGCTGGCATAGTCAATTTGGGCGATGATCGTCGCAAACACCGGACCTGCTTTCCGGTAGAGGGTTAGCACTGCCTGTTCGGACTGGAGTTCTTCATGGAGCGCCAGCTTCGTGAGGATGAACACCTTGGCCAGCGCCGCCGCGTCGTGAACGAAGATGTTTTTCCACGCGGCCTGAATGGACTTGTTCCGGAGCATCTTGGCTGCCCATTCAGTTGCCTCTCGACTCAGACGGTCAATTTCCGCTCCGTCCGATAGCCGCTTAAACGGGATCTTCGTTCCGTCCGGCAACACGACGTCCATCGTGTCGGTCTTCGGAGCGAAGGTGTCCAAAATGTGCGTCATCAAGGACTGTACGACGCCGCCCTCGGCTGGGGCGATAGGTGCGGATGCAGCCTCAACTACGCTCATCGCTTGCCATTCCGAGGCCCACGTATGGCCTTGTCTTCGGGTCCGGCTGGCTTCACGTAGTCCCGCGCCGTCGTCGGGTCAAACGCTTTGTCAAGCTTTTTTCGCGCCGCTTCTGCCGCGAGTCCCACGGGGGCTTCTGCCCCGTCGTTGATCAGTTCTACTGTCTCTTCTTGCATGGTTTCCTTTAGGTGGCCGAGTTGGTCACGGTGCCGACCGAGTCAAACGAGTAGCTGTAATAAAGCAACGCTTCGTCCTGAATTTCCACCGCGAGCGACGCCGGGATGCAGTTTCCGGTAACCGAAAACCCGCTGCTGGTCTTGCTGGTGTACGTGAACGAAAGCTCGGTCCGGAAGTCGTTCAGGAACTTCTCGTAAAGGGAGGTCGTGCCGGTCGGAGCCGTCGGGTAAGCACTGGCCCCAGGGTCGCGGCCCATGAGCGAAATCGCAAGCGTCTGAAGGTCGTTGCGGGAACCCTTGTGAGACACCTTCTGAATTCGCATCGGAATCGTGGTCGCGATTGAGTTGAGGGTAAAGCTGAGTGCCACGTTTCGGTCGGACGCCGTTGCCGAGTGCATCAAGGCCATGATCGCCGAGGCCGTGCCGTCTGCGCAGTCTAATTCGATCTCTGCCGAAAAGTCTTTCCGAATGTTTTGCGGCCTCTTGAAGAGCGACCCTAGCCCCGCTTTCTGTTTGCCTTCAAAACTTTCTTTGAGCGAGATCGAACGAACGACCGCAAGGTAATCCGTGCCGCCAAGAGAGAAAACCGTTAAGTCCAGGTGAGAAACCCGAGTCGGTGAAGTCTTTGAGTCCATCACTTTGCAATCAAAGTTTCCGCTCAGCTTGGTGCCCTGTGCGCACTTCCCAAACCTTGACAGCGCCGATCCGTCTACCTGGGTCTCGTCAACTGAGTACGTCACATCGTCAAACAGGCCCAGCAGGGCGACTCCCCCGAAGGTCACTACCGAAATATCGCCCGTGTCGTGTACTAATGCCATTATCTTCCTTCCTTATCGAGTCCAGTCCAAGCCGAGGTAATCCACGTCGGCCGTCTTCGTTCCGGTCGCGTTGCCGCTCTGCATGGCCGCAAACTCCGCCAGCATCCCAGTGGGCAAAAGCGCCGATGAAAACGTCGCGACCACCACATCGTTAAGCCAAATCGTCACGGATCCAGAACCCGCCGTCGAAGTCATGGCGACTTGCAAAGCCCACTCGTACCACGTGGCTGAGGCCAGCGTTGCTACGGACGCAAGCGTTACTTGAGTCGTGCCCGCCTTGCGCACCAGCACATCGAGCGTCGCGGCGTCGTCAAGCTTCTGGAGCATTATCCCGTCGGTCGGCAGCGACGCGATAATCGAGGTATCAAGCGTGCAAAGCCCCGTGTAAAAGTCGCACTGGGTCGAATCCGATAGCTGAAACCTTTCGAGCATCCGGTAGGTCTGCGACACCTCAAAAGCCACGGACGCCGTGTCACGCTGGATCTCCGCGCCCGAGTTGTCAGTCGTGGCCGCGCCGGTCAGGCGCACCACGCCGTTAGGCACGGTGTCCACGACCGAAGCCGATCCCCCGGCAATGGCCGTGACGGTGAACTCCGTCAGCTCCTCATCGGAGTGAAAGTCGTACCAAACGCCGTTGCGCTGGGGGCGCTTCGGAAAGCGATCAAACATTTTGCCGACTGTCGTACTCATGGTTGTTTCTGAATATCCCTAGCAACTTTGATAGCTGCTGCTTTCCTTGCTTTATGCCGTCGTTTGATGAATTCGAAGTAGCCGCGCGGAATCATCCGTTTCGTGCCGGACGGCGAAAGCACGAAGGTCGCGTACGGAGCAGCGAAACCCATATCGTAAACGTGATTCGGACCCGTGGGGCCGTTGAGGAAGAACGAATCCCGAAGCTTGCCGGTCTGCTTGTTGATCGGTAGCGGTTTGACTACGCCCTTCGTGGTGATCTGACCTTTGTCGCCTTTGCCGCTGAATCGCTTCCTGTCGCCTTGGATGCCCCGGCCAATTGTTCCCGAGCCTTGCCCTCCAACCCGCCCAAACGGATGCCCCATTGCTTTAAGGTCCTTGGTCGATATAGCGCCGCCTGTCGCCTCCGCCGCGTCCCGTTTGCCGCCCCTAACGAGTTCCCGGTGTACATCAAGCATCGCGACGCCCATGCGCCGGAACCGAGCTTCCTGCGCTCGCATGATATCCGCAGGCCTGGTGTAAATCGCCATCAGTGGTGAGGACTCAGGAAGCTCATGGTCAGGCTAATCACGACCTGGTAAAGGTTCTGCTCCAAGTCTTCCGACGAACGCGGGTCTACCATCGCGACCAGCGGCAAGTTAGCAAGATCGTTAAAATGCGCGTCTTTTTGCATCGTCGCTACAATCTCGTCTATGCGGTAGCACTTCTCAACTTCAACCGGATTGTCGGACGCGCCGGGTAGCGGCCACCGGCCCCGGATCATGATTTCTACGTTCGATTGAACGTTCTGGCCCCGGAACTCACGAGAGACTGAGGACAATGCCAGCTCCGCATACGGTGCGGTTCGTTCCACTCGCGACGGCCCAAGGTCAATCGCCGTCAGGCCCGGCCATGCCTCTTTAACTCGGTCAACTGCCTCCAGCAAAAGCAGGTGAAGACTCATATCGGAATTTGCCATAGTTAGATCACTGGCTTGAGTCGATCAAGCAGAATCACGGCGTGGTCTAGCCCGTCGCCTGCCTGCATGTTCTGGGGAGTCCCTTGCACGTAATAGGGAATTCCGTTGAAATCCACCCTGTACTGTGGTTGAAATTTGTTTACGTCCGACGGCTTCACAAACACGATAAGGGGGTTAGTGAGGTTTAGCCCGAACATATCAAAAGCTTGCCCCGACTTCAAAGCCTGGACGTCAGCCGCCACGGAAACACCGGATCCGAGCTGCGGGTTTGCGCCAATTCCGTCGTATCCGACCCCCGACGTCACGGGATAAACCGTGATCGTGTGCGGATAAAAGAAACTAGACATAAGGGATTCTCATGTATTGCGAAGCGACGGTAACAACATGGTTTTGAAACCGATCATAAGTCGAGCGACCGGCGGTGTTGTCGTACTGAACTTCTCGCTGGCCTTGCTTCAGTCGCATTGTCGCGCCCGCCGCGCCCTGGGTCTGCGCAAGAACAAGCGCTGACGCGCCATGCAGAATCGCGCGAAAGACCGGAGGGGGACAGTCTTGAGAGAAACCGAGTTTGCCCGTGACCAGTAGGTAAAGGTTGTGCTGGCCTCCGGTAAATAGCTCAATCGCCTCTACGGGGTTGCCTTTGATGCTTCGGTTCTGAGGCCATACCCGATATCCGCTGAATTCCGCCAACACCGTTCCCGTGCCCGCCGTTCCCGTGTAATCGGTTCGAACTTCGGTGATGGCCCACATATCCGGGATTTCGATGATCGCCCGCCGCCCGATCATCATGTTTTGGAGCACCGGAACCGCAGTGGTGCTGGTGTCCCCTACGAACGCCCCGCGACCGCACCGGTTGTAGAAATCCGTCGTCGCGGTCGAAACCGCCGAGGCGAGGTCAACGCCCGACGGCAAGTCGAAACCGGGAATCGTCCCCAGAAACGCGGTGAGGTCGGAGCTGGTTGGCATCGACATAAACTTGAGTGCCCCGGAGTTTCGCCGGGGCGGATAATCGGATTAGCTTTGCAGCCGTCCGTTGGTGAGTGACGCCACAACCGCAATGTTTGCGCCGGTAGACGGTGATCCGGTTACGGTGATTACCGCGCGGACGTACCGCTTCGAGCCGATGTAGCTAACCTTCTGAATCGTGTTGGCAGCCAGTGCGGAAAGAGTTCCCACCTGGTCAGCCGCGACGACGTCGGAAAATGTCGAGTTGTCAGCCGAGTCCTGAAGCTTCGGCGTATGGGTCCCGTCGGTGTTCGCCCCGCAGACGAAGGCAAAAGCGTTGCCTCCGTAGTTTGCGAGGTCCACGCCCGAACCGTTGACGCTGGTCGTTCGGATCAGCGGTGCCACCGAAGTGACGTAGTCGATGAGTGCTTTTACTGCCTTCATGATTCCTCCTTTAAGCGAGCTTCAGCCGCGCAAACGCTTCGCCGATGGCTGGTTGGCCGTCGGTTTCGATTTCGCCGACAAATCCGATTTGCCGAGTTGCCGCATAGAGTTCCAAGAGAACTTGGACCGAGAACTGTTGCGAGTCCGCGATGTAGTACTTGCTGAAGTCCGCGTAGGCCATCACGTATTGACCGGTCGTAAACGTGTTCGGCGCGTACTCGCTGATGTAGTACGGCGATTCGAGGATCGTGGCCGGGTTGCCCTGGAAGCCACCCGCCGGGCCAAGTCCGGTAGCCCAGATGTAGTTGTTGTTCGAGTCCTTGAGTTTGCGAACTCGCTTCAGCGCGTCGCGGTGAAGGAAGAACCCGGCCTTTGGCCAGTAAGCCGCCTTCAGCGAGTGCTTGAGGTCGATAATCTCATCGGCGGTAAACACCGTCGTACCCGCGCAGGTCGTGTCTTGCGACGTCGGGACGCCCGACCCGGACGCAGTGAAGATCCCGAGTGGTTGGTTTGCGCCGGTTCCCGTCAGGTAAGCCTTTTCCATCGAGACGCCGAACTTATAAGCAAGGCGGTCCATCGCAATAGCGTCCGCGTTCGGAGCCTTGCGCATGAGTGTTCGCGAAAGCTTCACCAGCTTGCGTAGCGGGTTTGGTTTCAGTTCGCGTCGGCCCAATCCCCAGTCGGCAGACTCGGTCGCCGTGGCGATTTCGGTAGTCCACGTTGCGTCATCGATGTCCGACTCAAGACTCGGGAAACCAAGAGATTCCGCCGTGGTAATGGTGTAGACCGTTGCCAATTCGCGTACGTAGACCAAGTTCTTGATTGCCGCAATGAGTTCGTTGGCAATGAAGATTGGCGCGATTAGGAACCCGCCAGAACCGGGGTTGTCGGCCTGGTTTGCCTTTAACACGAGCGATGGATCGTTGTTTTGGAGGTAGTGGCCCCAAGCTTGCCGCAGAACCTTTTCGTTATCCGGAACGTTTGCCCCGCCGCCGTGAACGATGTTTTCTGCCGCACGTCCAAACGATGCAGCAACTCGGTCGGCTCGTTCGGTCTTGGTGATGAGGTCGTTAATTCGGTCGAGGTCGTTGGTCAGCCTCTCGAACTCGCCCATGTCCGTATCACTCCAGTCTTTAGCCGACTTGGCCTGATACTTTTGGCGGACAACGTCAATGCTGTGCAAAATATGGCCAGCTTCGTCTTGCAGTTGCTTCAATTGCATTTTCTTGCTCCGTAACCTTGCGTTAGTGCGCGAAGGTTGAGGTAACGCAGGGTCTGCGCCCGAAGGCGCGATTCCCGCAGGTCATCGGAGTCGTCTGGCGCTTGGTCCGCAAGCAGTTCAGCGATAGCCGAACCGATGGACCGGAGCTGTTCCTTTCGATCTTCCGCGAGGTCGCGCCCGTCCGCAATGCGAAGCGCGCGTACCTCCGATGCCCTTTTCACGGCAGCAAGCGCCATGTCGAGGTGTTCGGCAAGGGTCGTCGCGCCCTCACCGGAAACTGATTTCACTAATCGAGCTTTTGCCCGTGGGTGTGCGCCCATAACCACCAAAGACCATTCGGTAAGTTCTGCGATCCGAGTAATGGCCCGTAGCCCCTCTTCAGGATGTGCGAGGATGCCCGTCGTGTCGAAAAGGGACAGGTCATAGCCAGCGCCTTTTGCGTAGTCGAGCAGTTGCTGGCCCGTCGAAAAGTAGAGGACGCCCGTTTCGTAGTCCGGCCAATAGCCGACCGAAACCGAGATCGTTAGCCCCTTTGCCGCTCGTTCCAGGCAGATAGTTCGAGCGTCTTGAGCGGTCGCCGTTGTGTGAAACTCGGCTGTAGACACCAGGTCCCGTCCCTGCTCCATGATCGCCGTTGGCATCGCAATGGATTCGCAGAACTCCCACGAATGATCAGGCAGAACGTGCCCTTCTCGAAGGAACCCAGTAAGCGCCGGTGCCCACGCGCCGGGAAAGATCACATCCCCGCCACGATCAATGTCGCCGATACCCGACGCCACCACCGTTATTTCGTTCGGCGCGTCGGTGTTAGCCGCTCGCACCGTTGCGCCAAAAGATTTTCGAATCAGTTCCTTACTCATCGTGCCACCGGTCCAAAGCCCGCTACTCCGTCATTCCGAACAAGTCGGCAAAGGCAATTCCCAAGACAGGGTGTGTCCCCTGCCCTTGGTTTTGTAAATAAAGTGTCTTGTGTGTATGGTCCGCTTGCCGCGATGTACGGGCAGTCCTCGCAATGATCCTCAGTCCCGCCCAGCTCCCACGCCCAATCGGAATCAGTCTCCGAACCGTCTACAAACCCGTCTGAGGCCGACGCGGACACCTTCCGCGAATATAGGTCAAGTCGTGCCTGAAGCCCTGCGCTGCCGACTTCAACCGCCTCACCGTAGCGGCCGCTTTCGAGGTCGTTGATAAGGCCTTGGACAAACGGAGATTCAAGCGCGGCAGCCCTTTCGCCAAAGTCCGTGAACGCTACCGGGTCGGGTACTGGCCCGTCTGAAAGCCGCCAGCCGAGCCGGTAGGCTGCCGCGTGGGATTCGCTCAGAATGTTGCCAAACTCTTCGATGAAACCCGCCGCTTCGAGTTGCTTATTGGCATAGCGTTTCAGTAGCGCGTTTAGGTTTTCTTGAGTGCGATTGATTAACGCATCGTGCTCGCGCTGCAACGATTCGTCGATGATCGTGGCCTTGCGAAGCGTGGGCGTTTTCCGCCCGCCCACCGCCGCCACCATCCGACGCGCAACATCCGACACCACTTTTTTCGCCGGAGCTGAGACCGAGGCGGCAATTGAGCTGGACGCCAGGGAGAAGTACGTTACGCCACGATCAGCCGGCAGCGGCGATTCGCCTAGCAGTTCCTTGTAACGTGCGAGGTCGTACGCCCCGGCTTCCCAGTTCTTGCGCAACCGCTCATGGAGGGAGTCGGTTTCATCTTGCAACCATGAAACGTTGCTGGTGTCCCACCGAAACCGGTACTGCGACGGGTCTAGCCCGAACTCCGGCAACACCTGAAACCCGAGCTGATCGGCCCACTCCGCAAGCATCGGAAGAATGGTTTGTTTTCCCGCCGAGTCTCGCGCTTCTGCCAAGTTCGAGTATGTTTTGGACTGCGACGGCAGACCAACCACCATCGGGTCGATCCCTTCCGCCGCGCATATCCGCGAGGTGGGAATTTCTCGAATTGCTCCGAGGTCCAACTCCGCCGGGCTGAATGATGGCCGAATCATTTCGACCGGAATAGGCATCGTTGCCGCCTCCCCGCGCTTGTCTTGAATGAACTCGTTTACGTAATCTTTGAGCCGCCCCCACTGATCCGGCGTCGGTGCTGGCAGGTCCTTCCCGGTCTTCGGAGTTATCCACACCGACGGAGCGCCGCCGTTGCGCAAGATGGAGGCCAACCAGTTTGCCGCCTCATTTTCAGTGCAAACGTCCCGAAGCGCTGCCGCCAAAGGAGATAGGCCACATCGAGGGTCTTCAGGGTCAATGCCGTTGCGAACGTGAATGACTTCTGACGGGTCGTAAGACATCGGCCCGTAACCTTTGGGCGTATAGTAATAGTTAGTAATTAGCTTTGTTCCTTCGGCATTATTGACGTCGGAACTCGGGACAATTTGATAATGAGGGATCCAGTACAGGCCCATCATCCGGTTAAGCCGGTCCCGTCGTTTCAGCGCAAACCACTGCCCCCGCACGTCCCACGACAGGACCGCGCCTTTCAGAAGCGATCCGCCGTTGTAATACTCGTTCGGTCGATTGATCACGGAGACCGCGGCCCGAGAGGCCACGGTGTCAACCCGTTTCCACCCCTTTGGCGTTCGTTGCTGAACAATCAGATCGCATTCCGAAATCGCGTTGGCTTTCCATTGAATGCAGGTCAAAACGACCGAGTTGTCGTAGACCTTGCCCGCGCCTTCGGCGTAATCAAACTGAGTGCCCCCGAGAATAAGCCGGGTAAGCGCCGACGAGCGACCGATGGCCCCGCCGCCCCAAATACGCACGCCGCCCCCGCCTCCATCAGATAGCGACTTGCCGGCGAGCTTCAGTAGATTCATCGTTGGATCGCGCCACGCAACACGTGGAAAAGAAACCAGCCTAGCAAAGTAAACAAGTAGCAAACAAACAAGCCTGCGCCGATTTGAAGCAAGGTAACAAAAATCGTCATAAAAGGTCCCAGTAACTCGGCTTGCCAATCAATTCCGAAAGCGCGTCTGCCGCCGCGTCAACTTGGTCGTCGTGCTTGCCCATCGGGAATTGTCGAAGCTCTTCGATGTAATCCCGCGCGGCCTTTCGCCCGTCATCGGTCCCGCCTGTCACGATCCGCACGTTCCCGGCGTTCACCTGCGACGCGTGAGGTTCCGCCCGCAACGTCTTGTCACCGGTCACGGGCATAGCCTTTACCGCGTAGCCCGCCAAAAGCCGGACCATTTGACCCGCCACTTCCTTGCCAGCCGCGCCTGGGTCTTGAGGGAGCCGGATCCGAACCCCCGCGCCGTCAAGCTCCGCGCGTTGCCTTATGCGTCGGTTTCGCTCCGATGGCTCGCACTGGAAACGCATCGGCGTTTCGTAGAACACCCCGTCGGCGTCCGGTCCTTCAATGAGCACTGACGCGGTGTAGTCCCCGGCGTCCTGAGTCGCGGCGAAGTCCCAGCCTCGCGCCTTCGGAAGTCCCTTCGGCGCTTGGTCAACTAGGCCCATTTTCGAGACTTGGAAGAGCGATCCTTCTCGTGGCGTTGGATTGCACTGATAGAGCGCTTCAAAACCCGTTGTAACCGACCGTATGCGTTCTAGCTCCGCAATGCTAAACCGTTCCGGCCACAGCGCCTTACCCTCGTCGGAAATCGCAGGCAGTTTGAGAATAGTCCATTTACCAGGCTCTGACGCCACCGCCCGAGCGCCAATGTCGTCGTTATGCCAAAGCGTCATGACGATGATTAACGCGCCGCCCGGTTCAAGTCGAGTGTAAAGATCGTCGCTGTACCAATCCCAGACCTTCTCCCGGTAGGCATCGCTTTCCGCGTCTTCTCGCCGCCGGATAGGGTCGTCGATGATGATTCGAGAAAAGCCGGTGCCGGTGGGCGGCGATCCAACTCCACGGGCCATGTAGAGGCCCCCGGCGGTCGTTGCCCATTCATCCGCCGCCGCCTTGTCCTGTGCCACCAGGCCCCGTTCAGCGGCCATATTCCGGGTCGCTCGTCCGAACTTCCTGGCGAACCGCTCGTTGTATCCGGTGACCAAAACGTTTTCGTCCGGTCGCTTTTCGAGGCAGTAAAGCGGATACCGCTTGGTTGTCGTTTCGGATTTCCCGTGCCGTGGCGGCATGGTGATAAGCAGCCGGTCAATCTGCCCTGCCTCCACCGCGTCGAGGTGCTCGGCAATTAGCCGAACGTGTTCAGGCGTTTGCCAAGTCTTAGGGATCGTGCCCAGGTACCAGTCGAGGTAGCCGCCTTCTTTAGTCTTCGGCTTGGCTTGGCTCTGATTCCCGAATATTCGCCATGATCCTTTCGGCGCGGTCGAGAACACTTTGCCCCAATGCGTTGACACCGGTTGGGTTTTCACGGATAAACCTTGGGTCGCTACACTCCGTCGCCCAAGCTTGCAACATGCCGACCGTAGCAGTTAAAAAGCGTTCTAGCGCCTCGTCAAACCTGCGCTGCCGAATTTCTTCAGGAACTGACCGGTCGGTTTTGGTCGGTTCTACTGGTCGGGTTCCCGCATCGCGAAGATCCTTTGACCACTGGATTACAGTCGCTTTTCCGATTCCGTATTTGGTCGCCACTCGGTTGGCCGATAGGCCCGTCATCAGGTCCGCAACCGCCGCCGCTCTTAGCTTTGGGTCGTGCGCCATGCGTTTAGCTCCCTCTCCGCCCGTCGTCTCGCCCGCTGAATCCGAAGCCGATACCGCCGCATTTGACGCCGGGTGTAGAGCCGGATCTTAGCCAAAGTTTCCCGTGACCGGAGGTTTCACGATGACGGGGGCCGTGACCTTGTTGATGACCTCTTCGGGTACGTCATGATCACGGAGCGAATGCCGAAGGTTGGCGTTGGCATCCTTGGCCGCACTGAACGCTGTAAGGTCGATTCCGAACGCCGCCGCACCCCCGGCAAGTGCCGCCGCCCCCAGTAGCTTAGGGTCCGCGACACCCGCGCCAAGCGACGCAATGATCGCCGACACCACGCCGGTGATGAGTCGCTTCAGGATGATTTTAATGTCGTATTTCATGGTCTTACCCCTAGCTTTCCTTCGATTCGTGACAGTCGTACATTGATTTCTTCGAGCTTCGCCAGCCGCTGCTCAATGGCCGTTAGCCGTCGGTCGTGCTCGTGAATCTGATCGCCAAATGTCGCCCAGTTCGCGGCCACCGTTGTTACGAAGACCAGGATTCCGACCACGACTGGGAACCACGACGGAATCACCGTCCATCCCTGAACTTTCAGTTCCTGCCTACTCACCGGGCGATCACCTGAATAACCCGAGCATAGTAGGCCCGCCGGTCTTGAATGCCGTTCAGCCCGCCGTTGATTCGCTTCGTGATCGTGTCGAAGTCAGCTTGGTCCGCAAGGGTGTTGAGGCCTTTTGTTTGCCAGAACAAGCCCGCCGAGCGTGCTGCGTTTGATGGCAACGCCAGTAGGTCTGGCTTGGCAAGCAAGTCGAGCCGCATCTGGTCGCCGATGGTGCGGTAGTTGGCTCGTCCCGTGACCTGAATGAGTCCACGGCCCCGGTAACGGAATCCGTCGCCATTTTCGATGTTGCCAAGCCTCTCCGCAAGGTCAAACGGCGGATCGTACCGCTTCTGGGCATCCGTCGGTCCCCAAATCTCTTCAAGGTATCGAAACCCCGCCGTCTCGTGCGCCGTTTGCGCGATGAACGCCGCCACCCGCAACGTGCTACCCGACATGCCGAACTCTCGCATGGTCGCGTTGAGCGGATCCAGAATCCTTTCAAGGTCCGAAAGCCTGGCTAACGGGCAGATTCGCTTTAACTGGTCAATCGAGAGTGCCATAACCTTCGTTTGAAACTTGTCCCGGCCTTTCAGGGTTTCGAGCCATCGCGAGCCGGGCATTCTGCGCCGATCCCGCAGCGCATAACGAAAAAGGCCCCGCCTGATCACTCAGGGGAGCCTTTCGAAAACTTTCGGATATTCAGACACACCGGTATCGGTGTAACGACAATAGGATATCAGGGCTTAGCCGGATTGTCAAGAGGCTTTGGCGATTTTCTCAAAAATCCTAACCCCATAAAGCGCCAAACCCCCCGGTTACCCTCAGTTTGCCGACTGAGGCGGGGGGAATGGCTAAATCGAGCCGCTCGATCTACACTTCAACTTGACGTTTCCGTCAACCATCCGAGGCTTCAGTATATCACACTTTTGGATCACTTCGGCCCCATCGTCCAACCGTTTCGGCTGTACGTTGCGCCGTCGGGAATCGGTGCATCGTCCTCGGCGGGTTCGTCGGCGCAGAACGTAAACGGGTTTTGCCGCATGGTCTCCACCAGATCCCGGAGGAACGTTTCGAGAACCTTTCCCGCAATGTAGTCAACCGGGTAATGCGCCAAAGCACCGTAGCCCGCCGCTTCCTTGAATGCTTGCCGGTCCTTTGCCGATCTGAACGCGTTCCCGACCTTTTCGAGCTGACCACCGCCCCGGCTTTCGTTGTCGATTCGGCTTGCCGCATAAAGCCACACGAGAACGCGCTCGGCTTTGCTGAAGCTTGGAACGGCTTCGATGTACCGGCTTGCTTCAAGGGTTTCGGAGAGACCGGTAGGCCCGCCAGCGCCCTTATCAAGCCCTAGACGGACGCCAGACGTGCCGTTCGTTCGGTGTATGGCCCAAAGCTCGATGACTTCGTTGATCGTGTA